TAATATGAATTAGTTGTCGATGCTACACTAGCGACAAAATCTTTAGTATTTAATATACGAAGTTGATCCGTTATAATTGCGGCCATTTTGACAATTTTTTTAGTTATTTATTAAGTTTATTAAGCAGAATAATCTTTAGACTTCAAAGGTGCTACTCTTGTAATAAGAGCAGATGTAGAAAGTCCAGTAAATCCGTTCTCTGTATATGCAGTAAATGCTTGTGGAGAAGTTCTAGAACCTAAAACGATCCTACCCCATGAGTAATTACCATAGAATTCACTTACTCCCATTCCCGATAAGGAATTGAAACTAGAAACACTAGTTGTTACTCTCGCAACATAAGTATTAGCAATGCCAGGAGTAGAAGTTTCTGCAACCGAAACTGCAGCCACCTCATAAACATTATCTATAAAGGTAGTTCCTATACCTATCACAGATCCATTTTGATATATAGATGTTAAACCATTTCCAATATTACTATTAGAAACTGTAAAGTAATATCCAGTTTGAATACCACTTATAGTAACAGCAGTTCCTGTTATAGCAGCATCTCTCATAAAGGAATCTGTTGGAATATACAAATCAAACACAATACCCGTAGATGCAACACCTACAGTGGTTGTAGAAATTCCAACAATTGTACCAAAATCACCTTGATATGTATCTGATTCATTAACTTCATTTATTGCTGATGGAACTTCAATAAGAACTTCAGGAGGAGATGTAATAGTATATCCAGTACCAGGTGAAGTAACTGTTATTGCAGAAACTGCATCTCCAGTAAGAGTAGATGAAGCAGATGCTCTAGTGGTAGTTCCTAAACCAACAGGAGTAGCAATAATCACATCAGGAGCAGAAGTATATCCCGTTCCTCCATAACTCACCACAACTGAAGATATTGTACCAGCGATAGAAACAACAGAAGTTGCAGCAGCTCCTACGAGATTATTTTGAGATGTTATAGAAATCTTTTGAGTATTAGCACTGGTTTGAGACTCATTATCAGGATCAAAGAATGGTCGTATACTTTCTACGTATACAATAGTTGATGCAATACCAACAGATTGAATAATAACTGTTGCTGGATTAACTAGAGCTTCCAATTCTGGTCTAGCCTTACTTACAATTTGACCGTCAATAATTTTATCTGCTCCTTGTTTACACCAATTAACTGTTCTTTCACAATCTGGACTACCATTAATACCTACACCCACATATGCATTCGTATCAACAATGTCAGTTGCAACAATATCAGTTACTAATCTTTCATCTTGTAAAAGAGATCTTGCACATAAATTAGCATCACCTTGAATTTGAAGAGTATCACCCTCCTTAACAGTTTCTAAAATATCTGTAAAAGTAACGTCGATAGCACCACTTCCTTTATAGAAGAGAATCTTACATGTGTCTCCATCAAACGTTCCATCCTCATTTGCTCCTTTAGGTGCTTCAGAGAAAGTAAGTACACTACCATTCTCAAAGACATATCCTTCACCAGGAACCTGTAAAATATCATTTATAAACACTAGTAGTGCTGCCTGAACATCAATATTCGATGATTGCTTAGCCCTAATAGTAACAGGTACTCCACCTTTCTTTAGTGTAAATGCTCGTTGAGAACCATTAAACTCACTAGTAATTTTATCTAATACTTCAAGTTCTCCAAAGAACCATGCACTAAACTTATCAGAAATAGTTTCTTCTATAGTAATTTGGAATTCTTGGAAAGTAACAGTAGGATCAGTAGGAATACCAGTAGTTCCCATTTTAGGAACAGTTAAAATTTGATTATTATCATAACTATATCCAGTATTTCTTATTTCAAAACTAATAACACTCGACCCTTGACCAACTACTATATCAACAGTTCCTTGAGTTCCTATACCAGTAGACTCAGAACTATAAATTAATGGAAGATTAGAATATGAAAGTGGATCATCAATAACAACTTCTGGTGGATTTGTTGCTGTATAACCAACACCTGGATTAGTAATTGCAATACTGACGATATGACCTCCACTTATAGCAGCAGTACCAATAAATTCAATATTAGGAACTCCTGTGCTTAGAGTTTGAAGACCTACATTAACAGTAGTTTGAACTCCTACTCTATAACCAGATCCACTGTTACCGATACTAATTGAGGTAATTGTTCCAGCAGCAGAGATGATAGCAGTTCCACCAGCAGCAACAAGAGGTTGGTATCCAAAACCGTTAGTTGAACCTACTGATACAATCATACCCCTAACAGGAATAGAACCGCTATTAGGGTCATAGGCTTCAGATGTGGCTGTTCCTGTGAAGGTGATGCTACTGATACCAGTCAGACCTTCAGATAAAGTATAATCTTGATCGACGGTTAATGTTCCTGTTGGTCCTTGGAATACTCCATTTATAAGAACTGTAGCATTACTGGTTGAGAATCCACCCACATTTGCTTGATCTGATGTTAGAGTAAATGTTTTTCCAATCCCATTGAATTCATCAGAAATATCATCAAAAACAACGTTCTCTACGTAAGGTCTATCCACGCTACCAGTGGCAGCAGATCTCATAAATGTTCTACCTTGGAACATTGAGAACGTAGTTATTCCAACCCAATCTCTACTCTCAGGAGGATTAGTTGTAGAACTGATAGGAGTAGGCCCTTGAGGTGCAGTAATAAAGTTAATTGTATTATCAATAATATTATAAGAACCTTGAATTTTGCTTACAATTGAATTTGCAGTATGAACTCCAATATTAGTTCCCATCCAACCACGATCTACAAGAATATCATTCGTCTTTCCATAACCAACAGTATTAATCTTCATTATTTCTTCACTAATTCTAACCAAATCACCACTAAAGAATGAAGTTACACCAACAGTTTCTAGAACCTTTGCACCCAATGCTAATTGAGTAGTTATTCCTGTAGTAACAGCAGTTGCAACAATAGGAGATTGAATTGCATTATCAAGAGCAATTATACATTTTGTATTTTGATCTTGTGCTGTTAGCGTATGTGCAGCACCAGCACCAACTGATGATAAATGTAAAATATTGGGAACGGCTTTTAATGCATCTTCTGCACTCTTAGCAAACTTAATGGTACGTTCATCAATTTTAACAATATAAGTTGTTGATGGTAAAAGAGTAGTAGATCCATATCCAGAGATAGTCGTGGTAGCAATTCCAATGGGACTGCCATCTGTAGGATATGAATATTGAACTTCTTCACCAGTAACATAGAAATGCTCTGGAATTGTAACAGTATTCTTAGTTAAATTAACAATTGTTGAATCACTGCCATCAAAGTCTCTTTGGAAAATATTTCTCCCATCATGTTGTAAATTGAATGCTCTCAGAACATCTGTTTCTGTACCTGTATAATCTCCAAAACCTACACTGATAGAAGCATTAGTTAAATCTATCTTATTAATAGTATCTCTATCATCGTTTCTAGCAGCAATTTCCAGACCCATCTGGAATACACGAACTGATGCAGCAATACCTGCATTCGGAGTATACATTAACTGAGTATGAGAAGTAGAACTTGAAACTGCAGCTCCTACAGTTCCTATTCCTGCACCAGCACTAAGAATACTTGCATACTCTGTAATGTATGCTTCAGAACTATCATTTAAGACAATTACTTCAGATACTTCATAAACATTATTAGTTGTATCTTCTACACTAAGCAAATAATATGCAGCATTATGATTATTAATGGCAGAACTATTATTGATCTCATATTCAGCAATTTTATGGGCAAGTGGAGAAGATGCAGATGGAATTGCAGTAAATGCTGAATCTACAAATGCAGCATCAAAAATACCATCACCAAGATATACAGTTCCAATACCAGTTCCGCCAGCTCCCGTATTAGCAGCTGCCATAGCAATAGTCAAAGTATCTACTGTACAAGCAACACCTGCATTAGGAACAAAATCAATATTAAGAGGACCAGTTGACATCGATGCAATATAAGTTCCCAATCCTGTTCCACTATACGATTCATCAAATACCGTTGTTACTTGACCATACTCTAAAAGTTCTACTGTTGTACCATCATGAAGGATATTTAATTCATCAACTTCTCTCATTCCATTATCCGCATCAATTTGAACTAAAATCTTTGCACTTCTATAGGTAGAACCAATACCAACAATATTAGTAGTTGTATTTGCAGCAACAGATACTTGAGTTGATTTAATATCAACAGAACTTCCTAAAGTAGTAGATCCTATTCCTGCAACTGTACTTAGACCAACAATATCAAAACTAACTGCACTTACATTATAATCATTAACTTGATATTTTGTGGGGTAGAAGAGAAGTCTTCCTTGATTACCACTAACATCAAAATCAAAACTTCCCAGATCACTTACACTCTCAACTCGACCATACTGATTCATAAATCCACTAGACCCATTATGTAAAAGACTAACGAACATACATTGACGTTCACCAGTGAAAGTCTTATCTTTAACAAGAGTAAAGAATTTTTTATAAGTTTGTTCAATATCAAAACTGTCAGCAACACCAAATCTTGTTGATCTTGGTTCACTATTGAATTGTGAACTAATATCATCAATAACCAAAACTCTATTACCTACAGATTCAAAGAAATCAGTTAATACTCTTGAACCAAAATAAATTTGATTAGATGCCACTTTATCATCATTAATATTCAAAGAATTTTCTGTAATTAAATCAAAACTAGGATAACAATCTATATTCATTACACTATCTAAATTCAAGAATGCAATTAAATCACTATTATTGGCAGTAACAGTTCTAGTATTTTCCTGCGTAGATTCTACAAGTAAATCACTAAATTTCATGAACCCTGAAGGATGATTAAGAGTACTTACAGACTCATCCCAAATATTCATATCAACTTTAGATTTTATAGAATAAGAGAAGTACTGATAGTAATTATTATCAGGTAATCTTTCAAGACTATTATTTAAAAATCCAGTATCTCTCTTCCATCCATTAGCAACTACGGATCCTGCATCAACTTTAACTTCTGCATTAAAATCAATCTTAGATTTAACTGTTCCTTGGGTACTTGAAGTTTTTCCTACAATAATATCTCCAACATCAAATTCAGTTGCTGTTGATAATTTTAATAATTCAATACGATTGTTCCAACTTTCTACTGTACCAACTTTTTCATTACTTTGAACTTCCTCTCCATGTAAGAAATTATTTTTCTTCAACTTAATATCAAATTGAGGGAAATACTTCTCAGGAACAATTATTCCAGCTGAATTCAATACATCGAAATTACCAGGAAATTCACCTTCTCTTAGATATCCAATTAAACTATAAGTAACAACTCCAACCCCACCTCCTAATGGAATATTAACATCAGTAAGAGGGAATAATGAATATTCATAGTTGAGTGAATTAAATCCCGTTCCTGTGGTTCCTACTCCAACACTTACATTTTCAATTAAAACTTTATCACCTACATTTAATGGAGATTCATCACTAAATGCAGTATTTAATCCAACCGTAACATTTTTGGTAGACATATCATATGATATAGTCTTTATCGCAATACCATTTACATTAGATGTTGGTATAATGATTGGTGTAATATCATTAATACTCTTAGTATTTTCAAGAATAGTTACTTTGGAATCTCCAATACTATAAGATAGATCAGTATCTTTAACTTCTTTTTTCGTTAATCCATCCAATAAAGTTAAATTAGGAGCTATTGTGTAATTCTTACCTGCAGAAGTAATTCCTATTTCACTTAAGGAGTTTAATGGTTCCATTACAAGAACCTCTGATAAATTAAGAACAGGTCTTAATGTAGTATCAGTAGGAAAATCAAATCCAATATTCTGAATTTGAGTTGAATTAATTTTTCCAATAGTATTACTATCAGATTCAAGAATAGCACCAGTACCTATACCTGTTACAATAGAAGATACTCCTACAGTTTCAGAATAATAATTACCCTTAGACTGTATTGCAATATTTGCTATAGGACCATATGTTGCAGTAGAGCTTGTAGAATACTTTAATTCTGCTTCAGAAAGACTATAAGAACCTTTTTCTAAATCAGATAATACATTGTATGTAAAGGTAGTGGTAGTTCCAATACCAGTTATACCAAAAGATCCAGAATAAACACTATCCTTTACATCTATCTGATTATATCCCACAACTTCTTTGTCAATAATAAGTTCTTTTTTAATATCTGAAATCACTTCATTTTGGATTGGAGTAAATTTGTAATATAATGCCTCAGGAAGACTATCATTAACTATAAGTGTAAGACCTGCATCGGTAGAAATTCCGACTGTACCAGTTTTGGATACTTCAAATGAGTTAGTTGTACGGGTTGAATAAAATACATCTTCAAATTTTCTATCAGTATATAAATTTAAATTGAAAGCCGCATAAGAAGAAAGTCCAACAAAAGAGCATAAAGACGGATCTGACAAATCAAACTTAATTGTATTAGTCTTATAAAAATCTAATGCTGGATTAATAGGAGAAAGAGTACCTGCAGAAGTAGATGTTATATTAACCACTTCTGGAGCAAATTCCAAAGATTCAAATCTACTTAAAGAAAGTTTTACTTTATTCTTAGACTGCCTAACAATATAATAAATCTTTTCATCCTCTAGTCCACCTGCAGAAGTAGCTGCTGTATGAATTACCTTATCACCATCATGTAACCCATGATTAGTAATTGTAATTGAATTACTAATGGTATCAACATTTCCTGCAGTGAATGATTTTGGATCAAAAACCATTCTTCTATTAAAGTCATTATATTTTACAACAATAGTGGTATGAATACCTGGTTGTACATCCATTATTATATTATCTTCCAATAATAAACCATGAGTAGATGCAGTAGCTACTGTAACTACATTTTTATTTGCTTCTCCAGTAACAACAAAATCTTTTATAGTTTTAAAACTATGATAGACTCCTGTTCCAAGACCAGTAAATCTTAATAATCCTCCAGACTTATTAGTACTTGCAATACCTACAAAAGTACCAGTAGATCCCAAACCTACCCTAAAGGTAGAAATACCAATAAGATTATTAGAAATTTTTCCAACATATACTCTAGATTCATCTGGTAGATTGAAGGATGTAGTACCATCAGTAGAAACTCCAATAGGATTCCCGCTATTAGTTCTATATCTTAAAAGATCACCAGTATTCAGTTCATGATCTGGTAAGAAGATAGATTGTGATTGAATATAAACTTGAGTTATTCCTGCACCAGGATTAGAGAAGAAAATAGTTGTTCCTATACCAACTCCAGTAAGAGTACCCAATCCTACCGCTTCCTTGGGTTCAAAATAAATTTCTTGTGTAGATTCAAAAGTTACGTTATTTTGAGGAGTGGTATCAAAAGTAAATTTTCTAGAATCTTCGGTTATAATTGAAGTTGCAGTATGAGCAATCGATATAGTTCCATTTTGAGCTCTTAATACTCTTAATCTAGAATTCTTATTATCAACCTCCAATACTTTTACTTTTTCTGTCCCAATTCCAAGAATATCATTTTCTCCGATTGATAATAAATCAACATCTAAAGAACCAGCAACTTTAAAGTAAGTGACTATACCTGTAACTCCTGTAGTACTCACTCCACCTGTTAATGAAATAGATTCAGTTCTTACACCAATACTAAATCCTCCTTGAAGGGCACTAATAGAAGTATTAAATCCTGCAAGAGAAACTAAATCATTATTTGTAAAATTATGAGGTAAAGTAGAAATAGCTACATATTTTCCACTAGCATCAAAAGGAATAATTTCTAATTCAGAAACAGTACTCGAAGCAACGCTAACATTCGTTACATTCACTCCTTCAACTGCAGAAACTTTAGCTTTAGCTTCTTGAGCACCCAATAAAGGTTGAAAAATTAGTTTATCACTAACTTGATAATTTGTTCCTCCTGTTAAAATACCTACAGACTGGATATCACCTGTAGAAACATTAGTTACATTTACATTAAAATCATGATCTCTGGTAGGTTGAAATAAGAAATCATAAGATGTACTATTTTTATTTAAAGCATAAGGAGTAGTATTTCTAAACCATTGTGTATTTTGTAAATTATAATCTACTTGATTTGATTTAATATTAGCATTAAATGGATTAGGTTTTGATTTAAAAGTGTTTCCAATCAAATATGGAAATTCAGGAATTCTATATTTGTTAAAAGGTCCTGAGTTTTCAATAAGAGTAGGATTAATGGTTGTAAAATATGCATATACACCATTTGGATAATCAGGTGTTACACAAAAACGACCATTATGCACATCTAAATCACCTGAATCGTCAAATACATAATCTTCGACAAAAAATCCTTGAGGGAAATCAGATATAGAAGGTCTATTAGATGCAGTAGTTAATTTATATCCCGACTCCATTGCCCGTACAACACCCCCATCACGCTTTGTATATCCATAAGGACCATATATGGGGTGTCCGTCATAAGCCCATCCTATAATGGGAGAATGGTACTCTGTAGCAACTTCCTGATCGTTAACTTTCTCTAAATCAAAAAGACCATATTTTACATCATTATTTTGGTTTCTAACATATACAGATTCTCTTAATTTTCTGGGAGTATATAAATGAGTGTATTGTATGCCCTGTTCCGTGTTTATAGCAGGATCTAGAATTCCATCATCAACAGAAATGATATCTAGATACTTCTGGAATAAATTAACAGTCCATGTTTTAAGACGAGCTCTAAATTGAGCATTTACACCACTAGGTCGAACTCCGACAATAATATTACCAGTATATCCAATACCTGCATTAGATATTGTAACATCTACTAATTTACCATCCCTAACAACAGGAATAAGTTTTCCATAACTACCAGATCCATCAGTAAATAGAGTTAATGTAGGTGGAGCCTCATATCCAAATCCTTCATTAGTTACTACCGCCTCTTTAATTCTACCATTATCGATAACTGCACTCACTTCTGCATTAGTTCCTGCTTTTAAATCAAATAAAGGTTGATTATCATAATTTAAAATGTCTGCTGATCCATAAGAGGAACCAGAATTAGTGATTTGTACTGACTCAATAGATCCTCTAAATAATGGTTGAATTTTAGCACTAAAATCTTGACCCGTAGCAGTAACAACTCCAATTTGACCACTTAAAGTTACTGTAAGAGGTTGATAATTAAATGAATGTTGTCCTGTACCTAAATCAACTGAAGAAAATCCAATATATTGTTTTGTATTATAATAATGGTCTTTTGCAGTAGTTCCTACTCCAACACTAGACAATTTGAAATTATTTACATCAACAGAAGTAACATAATAATCAGTATTTGAAGTTATGCCGCCAATACAATCTTTTTTGGGTCCAGTGAAAGAATAATTGAGAATTTCCCCTGATTTATATCCATGATCCTCAATGTATACCTGATTAAGAGAACTACTAATTCCTGCATTTGAAATTATAACTCTTTTCTTATTCTCATATCCAGATCCACTGTTTACAACTGAAATACTAGATATAATTCTTTTCTTTTCAAATGTTTGGAATTCATGAACCCCTTCTCCAAAACTTGTTAAAGAAACAGTATTTACACCTGCCTTAATAGCCTCTGTTGAATTAGTGTAAAGTTTGATTGTAGATACACCTACAGTATGTGCATAATAAATGGAATCAGTAGAAAGACCCCCTACAGCAACTCCACCATTTGTCTTATAAATTACTTTTTCGCCATTTTTAAATTTATGAAATGTACTAAATCCTATTGTATCATTTTCTAAAATAACCCTATCCGACCTATTTGTACCCAAACCAATTGAATTAAATTCAACATCATGATGTTTGAAAATAGTATTACTAAAAGCTTGAGCACCTTGACCATTACCACCTGTTATAGTAATAATAGGATCAGATGTATAATCATATCCACCATCTTCAACAGCAATCTCATTTAAATTACCTTTAACAGCACATAAACCTGTTGCACCTGAACCTACATTATCCTCCAAATGTAAAAGTGGAGGATTAATGATATCATAATTTCTTCCTCCAGAAGTTACATCAATTTTTTCAATAGTTCCATAATAAACAGTATCTTTTGCTTTGTAATTTAAAATTTCAACACCATTAACTAATATACCTGTTCTATTTCCTGGTTCAGTTATAAACTCACCAGCTTTAGGATTAGGAGACTTTATTTCTCTAAGCAATAATTGGTTATCTACTTTTTTATTATAAAAATCAAAAGGTTTTAAAGTATTTGAAGTAACAATACCAGATACTGAAATAAATTGATCATTATCAATATTAGTTCTACTAGAAGAAAGTTTTAATTGGTTAGCATTAACTCTCTTTACATAGAAAACTCCAGGATCCATCTGAGGAAATTTACTGGTAGTTTGAATCTTATTTCCTAAAAAGTCAGATTCTTCAGTAATAAAAGAATCATAATAAACAGGATCTCCAGTATAATACCCATGATCATCTATATCCAAGAAACTAAAAGTCTCTCCATTATAACTGCCTGTTAAAGTAAGTTTTCTATCATTAAAATCTAAAGGAGCATTTTTATAATTTGGAATGGAAGAAGAGGCAACTAAAATATCATTATTAAACTTTACATAAACGTTTTGAACATTAGCAAGATAATCATCAATATATTGATAATCGTTAAGATTAACATCAACTTTACTTCTTAAAATTTTTCTTTCAACAGTACTACTAGCACTAATAATACGACCTTGACCTTTAATAGAAAAACTATATTCACTTATAAGTTCTACAACTGAAGAATCTTGAGTGCTTCCTTGGGTATCAGTAATAACAACTTTATCACCAACTTTTAAATTATTACTATCCTTAGTTACAACAGTATAAGTAAAATCAGATTCATCTACTAAATTTACTGATACTATATCATACTTAATAGCTAAATTATAGAACCAATTGTCTACTTTTGGTCCCGAAGTAGTAATTCCTAAACTTTCTACTTGTGCAACATCATTTTTATCATAATAATAAGTATCGCTACTAACTATTGGTTCAGAAAGAACATTTCCAATTCTTACATCAACTCTACTTGTATCTCCTACACCAATATATGCATATGCATAAACATTTAATCGAATATCCTCTTTTAAGGAAATAGATTCATCACTACCAATACCAATAACACTAGTATTAGCTACTCCTACTCCATAAAACTGATTTATAGATTTAGATCGATATGTTAATATTCCCGTAATCCCAGAATCATAAGTAGTTACTAATTCTCCTGATGGAGGAAATCCAATTGTAGAGTCTACATCAATAACACTTGAACCACCTGAAACTTGTGTGATTATTTTTGTAATAGGATGAGCAGAAAATTCTCCATAAACACTTCCTCTAAGAGAGATATCTGCAGAATATCCATAATCAGTTGAAAATTGATAAAATTCTTTTTGGTCGTCAGTTATTTTCTCAATATCAGCAATAGGAGCAAATGCTTTTGTTATTCCATAATTTGGATATGCATCTTGGAATAAAGTACAATTTAAAAGTTTTGAAGGATCTCCTGATAGAGATTCAACAACCATATTTTTACCAATTCTATAATCAGCATCAGAGGGTCTAAAAAGAAAATCTCTTGGTCTTAATACCTCACAGTTTTCTCCATATAAAGCTCCAAAAAGAATTCTGAACGATTCATCACTTCCTTTTGATTGATAAAAATCTCTAACTCTAGAAACAAAAAGTCTTTGATTTAAATCCTCATCCAATTGTCTATTTTCAAAACCAGGAGAATATAAACCTTTAACTTTAATCAAAAATCTAGCAAATAATAAAGCACTTAAATTTATTATTTTGGCACCAACTACATGCCTTTGAATATTTGATTCTGAAAAAGTTAATTGATCGCTATGAAGTGAATTATAAGCAGTTACTCCACTAAATCCTCTAATACACCCTTTAAAAGCATTACTTGTTTTTTCTTTATATAAAATTATTTCATCATCTATTTTAATTAAACCATATCTGTCAGGAAATTGGTATGTACCAATAATCCCCTGAGATAAATCAAAAGATACAGGTATTTCCGTAGACCCCTGATTAATATCAGTCCTTAATTGAGTGCTATCAGAATTAGTAGTTAGAGTTACTAATTTAACATATTCATCTATATTTTGAAGAACATCAGCAGAAGCCACAGGAGCATCCTGAGAAGTATAATACTGCTTTAAAAAATCTCCCAATAATGGGAAATCATTCTGCACAAAAGAGGGAAGTTGAGACTCAACTATACTTTGTATTTGAACTCTTTGTAGATCTGTTGATATCATTTTTTGTATATGTTAGTCTTAGTAAGAATATGAAAGTTAATATCCACCACCACCTCCTCCAGTTCCACCGCCACCGCCGCCAGTTCCACCACCACCAGTTGTACCACCTCCACCACCGCCTCCAGTGGTTTGTGTTGCTGTCGGTAATCCAATTCCACTTCCACCCTGCATGGTCACTCCTGTATCGCCTTGACTTGCCTGAGCAACCATCGTGGTTGTACGTCCATCAGGATAGTATGTAACAGTCTCTGTTCTTCCTGCTGATGTGGTTGTTGTGGTATAAGAACCATCAGCATTATTAACTGTCTCACTAGTTGTAGTTACCATTCCATCAGTATTACAACCAAAATGAGGTGTACCACGAACTAAGAGATTATCACCATAGTTATCAGCAGGATCTTCAGTATCACAAGCAGCATTTACATCAATACCACTTCCATTTTCACTTCCATCATCTCCATTCCCATTTCCTAATTGTAAATAAAGGTCATGTAATCCTTGCACATTATTAGAGCAAGGAACTGCATCTATCTCAATTACAGGAAAATCATTATAAACATCAGTATCTATAATATTAATAGGAGCTAATTTTATTTCTCCATGTTCATAATCAATAGTACCTACATTTTGTTTTATAATATCTGCTTGAGTTGGTGACATTAACCTAAACAAGAAGATTGTTCCTTTTGAATGATCATCAGGATTTGGTTTGTCTGAAAGGTACATCATTCCCTGTATTCCTGAAACATGGAACCCAGTAGATCTAATATTATGCCCATCGCAGTTTTTAACAAACATACAATTTCCAAAACATAATTCATATTCCGCAAAACTATTTAACGCTACTCTCAGATCCCTTCTGATCCTTATAGATGTAATATTAGAAGTAATAGATGGATCAGCACCGTCAATCATACATTGGAATTTACTAAAATTAAAGTTTGCTCCAAATGCACCTAAAGCCCCACTATTAAGGTACTCTGCAATTGCATTTAGTATTGCATTTATAATATCATCTCTAGAATTTCCTAAATTGCAATTATAATATGCATTTATGTCTGGTTCTATATACAAATATTTTAAATCTGTCAATTCTAGGTCAATTCCACCTACATTATACTTTCTAACCGTATTTTTAAGGTTTTCTTTAAGTGCATTTGACAAATAATTACCATTTACAGGTTTTACGGCACAATAAACTTTTCCAAATCGAGGAGGACTCAATTCTTCTCCTCCATAACAAGAAATAGCCTCTGTTTCAGGGAATACATTTGGAATTAAGGCTTCATAATCATCTGCAGTAACTGCTCGGTTCTGTGATCCATATACTCTAGGACCATATTTCTTAATAGAGTTTATATCTTCTATAGGAGCTCCTCCAGTTGATCCCCCTCCTGTGACGTTAAGTAGAGAAATACCAGAGGTTAATGCTAATCCACCAGATCTACCATCAGTTAATGTTCCATTAAAGGTGAGAGAATTTACTCCATTTCCATCTGCTCCACTACATACCACATAAGAAACTTCAATAAAACTAGGAGCCTCTAGTTTTTTACCAAATATACCATCACCAAAGATCAATTCATACCTTTCTCCTTCTATTTCTTGTATCCAATAGATAGGTGATTCACTATTTACTTCAAAAAGAGTCTGATTTGTTGTATAATGACCATGACAACTCGTGACAGCACCTGTTTGATGATAAGTTCTACTGGTATTAGAGTTTCTAGAAGGTTTTACTGTAACTTTAATGGTAGTTGTATCAATCCCACTATTAGGAAGAATGAATCTTTGTTTTGGATCATAAGAATCTACTGTAAAATTAGTAGTAATATAGGTTCCTTCAACAAGTTCAATATTAGTAAATAATGCTCTATTTCTATTAACTGGTTTTACAATATCATCTAATGATATAAAGGTATAACTTTCGTTTGCAAAGGCGGTTGTAGTTGCTACGAGTCCTCTATTTAATTTAATGTTTTGAGGTTGTGAAGAATATCCTGAGGTATCTACGTAAAATGAAACATTAATTCTTGCTGCTCTTCTTGATCTAGGTAGATATCCAATGTTTTGTATTAACGAAACTACATTTTCTCGCAATGTAGCACTATCCAAGAACACCTCATTCGATACCATATTGGCATTGTAAGAGGTGATATACGTATTATAGGCAAGTATATCAATAATTGATGATAAATTAGATCCTTCAAAGTCATAATCCGTAAATTTGGAGTTGGCTCTGAGATAATCTTTTATCGATACTTTAATCTGGTCAAAATCCAGATTAGCAAAGTTAACTAATGGCATTTATCTTGTTGGTATTAGCACAAATGACAATTCTTGTACGGGAAGTTCAACCCCAATAATTTGGTAAGTGATTTTTACATCCATATTATAGGCATCAATGTCAGCATCAACGCTAACTTTCATCAATTTAACTCTTGGTTCAAAGTTTTCGATAACATTAATGATTTCTGTTCTTACAGACATTGCTGTAACGTCATCAACATTCTCAAATAAGAGATTATTCACTTGAGATCCCAAGTTTTCATTAAAAAATCGTTCTCCAGGAACGGTAAGAACCAAATTCCTAAGAGAACGAGCAATAGCTGTCTCATTTTTAATCGCAATAAGGTCATTGGTTAACGGATTAACCTTAAAAGATGCACTAACATCCTTAAATGACTTACTTATACGTTGGACAGGCACTATTATTAAGCAAATATAACTTTATTTAGCACCTTATCCACTCACTTTTTATTTACCTTGACCTCTTGTACGTTTTTTTGCCTTATTTCGAGAGGAAGCGGCATATTTCGTGTGTTTTCCACTTCCTTGACGAGTTTTTTTCGGTCGAGTTTCGATCATATCGACTCCTGTTGGACTTCTCATCACCATTTTAAGATTCCTCCACTTTTAGTTCATTAGGATCAAGATTATTTTCGTAAAAATCAGCTGATAACTCATCTAGAATCCGAGCACACTCCTCAATACTCAGATTCTGATGAATTTTATGTCCCTGATGGACAATTTGGTAAGTTTTACGAGACACGTTCGTTAGATAACACGAGTTTTTTCGTGACCAACACGTATTCTAGGGTCACACCAGATGTCATAACCTGCATCGATAGCATCTAGACAGAAACTAACGTCTTCTCCGCACATATCCTGTACTGCTCCAGACTCAAACTGTTGCATTTTAGGTGCGAACCAAGGGTATGTCATTTTCTCATCTTCAAATACACCGTTCTTGATCATTACCCAACCAAAACCTGTGTAATCTACAGTGAAAGGCTTGCGACGTTTGCTGATCGACTCCACTGTTTCATGATTCATGACTCCACCATTCTTACGGAAGTCATCTTCTTCTAACCAGTGAGCGACAGAAGTAGTTTGCCCATCCTCTGTAGCATACCAACCAGCAGATATAGGACGTTCCTCTTCTTCAGCAGGTAATGCAAGGTCACATAATTGCCAGAACTTGTTAGTATCAAAGACAATATCCGAGTCAATCCAAAGTTGGTAATCATATTCTAGTTTACCATCCCAAGGTACTTGATTTGGACCACGTAGAACATTTGCACCTAATACTTTACAACGTGCAAAGTTAACCATAGAAGAGTAATCCTGTGAGATCTGAATACTCATTCCATTCTGTACCATATCAAAGCACAGTTGTACAAAGTTCTTTAAAAAGATATATGATGTTCCTCTACCTGGAAGACAGAATACAATCTTCTTTCCTTTCCATCTTTCTTTGATAGCCGCTATATCCCAATCTGGTTCTTTAGACTTCTTGGGAGGGACTGTCTTAACAGTAAATCCTTTTGCCATAGTGTTTTGTAATTACATATCAATTATACTCGATTGTATGTATAATGTCAATATGAATCTTCTTCCCACATAGGAGTTGGGATAACCCTACCTGGCCCACCAACGCCGCACTTTGGTCCGAGTTTAATATATGATAAATCTCTTTCTGTATAATCTGTCTTTAACAACCCGACCATTACCTTTAACATCTCCCATGTCTCACCAAACTCTTCTTCATCTAAGTTGGCATAAAGACATCTATCTTGTGCATAGATGTGATAGGTTGTTTCGTCGTACATAAGTCGTCGTTGTCCTTCACTTATTATATATCAATATCAAGATAATTGCAAGTAGGTAAAAAGGTTTTGAAGTGATTACCTTACGGCGGGGGTTTTTACCTGAGAAAATTTTTGGCGGTTTTTTTATATACAGCTCGATCTGTCACCTCTGTAGGTTAGGGTAGTTTGCTTTTT